CTTGATTCCTAAGCAAGCACCAACAGACAGCCCACTTGCACAGTTGTTTCCGTCTGGTGGTGTCCTATCAGGTGCGTTAGGCACAGGCAGGTTCGATATGAATGAACTTGCAACAGACAGACCTGATGGGCTGACAGATGACGAGATTGAGTGGGCGCATGAGGTGGGTGCAAAAAGTGACGAAGAGGTTAGAGATTTGATTCGTAGACACAGAGAACACACAAAGTTGGAGACCTAAATGCCTGTATTACAGTTCATAAAAGACCTTATTGGGAAAGAGGACGTTTCGTGGGGAGACTCATCAACGACCTTCAGTCGTGAGACTCAGACCGGTGGGTCGATTAATATGCACTACATCGACGCTGAGGTTATTCCGAGCACGGGTTTAACTGGCTACATAGGCGATCATTTGCATAAGCAGAACACGGACAGCCTAACGACAGCAACGAAGTTTGGCATAAACTCGGCTGGCAACAGCGTTACGTTAGATGGCACTGGCCTGAGTGCGGCGCGGTCGTTTACATTCTCAGACACAGGTGACCAGCAACTAGCAGGAGCGTCTGATTATGCATCAACTGCAAGTGGCTTTGGCGCGGCGCTTGTTGGTGTCAACGATGCAGGAGCGTATTTTAGTGGCACAAACTTAGAGACCGTCACGCAAGAACTTGGGTCTGATGTCAGCACGTTAGAGACCTCCACTCACAACCGAGGCATGAAAAATGGCTTCATTATGGCGTATTCGTCTGCAACAGCTATCACGATTGGTGGTGGCATGTGGGCACACACAGGCACAACCAACAGACATGTCTATTTAAGCACACAAATAACCTTTACACTAGGCTCAGGTGGGTCGAACAGTGACTCAACAGACCTTGGCGCGAGTCAGGTTCATTATTTGTATATAGATGATAGTGCGATTGTGACTGCTGGCACGGCGGCGTTGACAGCGAGTGAGTTTGTGAATTCCACAACTGCGCCCGCCTACTCACATGCGAAGGCCGGTTGGTACAATGGAAACGACCGTTGCATTGGGGCGATCTTGACGAGCGCAGCTAATGCAATTCTGGGGTTTGGCGTGTTTGGTTCACACTACTATCGCTACGCCGCGCCGGTGGTTGAACTCACTACTGTAGCCGCCGGCACGACATATGCAGCGTTGAATGTGTCTAGCTCTGTACCAAGATTCTCGACACGAACAAGATTTCGCCTAACGAATGTGAGTGCAGGAACGGTGTTTTATTTTGATACGTCCAACACAGCAGTGACGCCAGAAGCACATACATGTAGTACTGCTAACACTCCAGCCATGATGGATATTCCTTTGAGTTCGGCACAGATAACGTATTGGTATGCAAGTGCGGGCAATAAAGTCGATATCAATGTTGCAGGCTATTACATAGACGAGCTTTAATATGATGGAAGAAAAAAAGACACCTGAATTAACACCTGACCAGCTGGAAAACTTCCGTAAGATCGAAGTTGCACGTCGTGATGCTATGTTCTCAGCGGAGATCGCGTTTGGCACGAAGCTCCACGGGATGTATTTAGAGTCTTATGCACACAAACAACGTATCGCTAGTCAGTGGGATTATTTCGTCCAATTCACCAAAGGCAAACAATGGCCTACAAGAAGGCCGCGTTACAAAGTCGATGCAATCATTAATTTCGTGATTGAGAACATCGAACGAAAGACGGCCCTCTTGACAGATGCAAAGCCTATACCGAAGGTTGTGCCGTACAAAGACTCACTACAAGACACAGCCGATATATTGAATGATTTGTTACGTGTCATTTTTCAGCAAAGTGAGTTCGACCAAGCCAACGTTGACATGATCACTAACAGCCAGGTTTTTGGGTCGGGCTTTTTAGAGACTATATATGACCGCGATGCCAACAATGGCAAGGGCGACATTCGAGTTGTGAGTTGCGACCCACGCGCAGTCAACTTCGATCCGTTGGTTCCGAAGTCTTACTTGCTAGGAAATGGCGAGTTTATTGTACTTGAAGACATATGGGCACTCGAAAAGGCACGGGATTTGTTTCCTGAACGCGCCGACATGATCCGGCCTGATCCTGGGTTGTCTAAGTTCGAAGCCTATCAAGGTCCAGGGACGTTCATGGCTCGTGTAAGCAATATTCTCAAGCTACGTGATGCAACAATATTCAAGTCTGAAATCCCCCGCGTGCACATGAGAGAATTCTACATGAGAGACCGTTCCAAGGCAAGCGGCAAGTTACGATTCAGGAACGGTTCGCGTAAGGTTGTCATGGCTGGCTCGATTATTGTCATGGACGGGGATAATCCGTATATAGATTCTGAGTTCCCTATCGACATGCTAAGCTGGCATACAGACTTTAACACAGCTTGGGGTTGGGGTGATGTTGAGTTATTGAGAAGTCCGCAGGAACTTTACAACAAGATCATGGCTCTTGTGGTTGAAAACCTAACTCTAACTTCAAACGCAATATGGATAGGTGATGCAGACGCACTTGACAAGGACGATTGGGAAAAGCTCAACAACAAACCCGGCGGTTACGTAAAGAAAAAGCCTGGTCGTGAGTTGAGACGTGAGCCTGGGTTAGGGTTTCCAGATTATGTACTTAAAGTTCTCGAATACTTAGAGAAGTCCAAAGATACGTTAACCGGTATGGTTGACGTTATGCGCGGCGTACGGACTGGACAAGTTAGCTCTGGCGTCGGCATTGAGTCATTACAACTCATGGCGCAAGCTCTTGTCCGGTTACGTTCGCGCTCTATTGAAGCGTTGCATGCACGAGTAGGCAAGAAGTTAATTTCGCGGATATTTCAGTACTATGAACCTGATCGAATTATTGAGGTGTTGAAACTGGCTAACAGAGACGAACTCTACACAACGTATGAATCAGAGTTGCTAAAGCCCATTAAGGAACGCAAGTTAGACTGGGCGACGGAACTTTCGTTCAAGATCGAACCGGGGTCGTCATTAGGAATGGCCAAGACTCAGCGTAGGATCGAGTCTATGCGGTTGAGAGAAATGCAAGTCATTGATGATGAAGCGTTGTTGAACGACCTTGAATATCCGCACCGCGATAAAGTCTTGAAGCGTGTGTCACAGAAACGCCAAGACGAAGCAAACCAAGAGGTTGCTGGCCAGGCGCAACAGGGTGGAAAAGCAACACAGTTTCCGGCACAGGCAAACGCAAGTCCAGCAGGCAGAACTAAATAGGAGTGTGAAATGCCAACAAGTGGTGGATATTTACCTACTAGCCCCGAAACAATAGCTGCAAGAAAAGCCGAACTTGCAAAGGCACAACAAGAGTTTCTTAGTAAGTTTGGCACAAAGGCTAATTGGTATAACCAAAAGAATCAAGCATTAGGTACTGCAATGCAACGCAACGTAGCACCTGATCCTTCAGTCGTGGCAGAATTCGCACCTTATGGTGGACTTAATGTTGATTATCCAACGTTTACAGGAAGTTGGGGAAAGAAACTTGATTTAAGCCAGCCAAATGAAAATCTTCCAGACACAGCGTTTCAAGATGCGTGGAGCCAAACAAATGTAAGTTTAGGCGGTCGGATCACACAGGGAGTGTTGTTTGCGTCGATGGCGGCTCTTGCTGGTGCAGCTGTTGGTGGAATACCATTAGGTGGTGGAGCAACAGCGGGTCCAGGAACTGCCGTGGTCGAAGGAGCAACGATACCGACAGGATTAGGTGCAGGCGGAAGCGCAGGTATAGTTGCGCCTACATTAGCACCTCTCGCTCCACTCGAAGCAACCAAACCAATGAGTGCTGCACTATTCGGTGGTAAGCTGGTCGACTATGCAAAATTGGCTGTAGGCTTAGCAGGATTGGGTGTTGCACTTAAAGGCGGTGGTGGAGGTGAAGCCACAGATATAGCGACAGGCTACGACACAGGCCCGGCCTCTACATACGAACCCTACCCTGATTATATTAGTGACGCACTCTCAAAGGCTGGCCCGACGTCGGTTGCACCAGAAATTATCTCACGCTCTGACATAATGCCGTTTCAATACACATCACCCACACCCGAACAAATCGACGAACAAAACAGACTTGAAGCCGAACGACGTGCTAAAATAGCAACAAGTTCGCTAACAGGCGAAGTGCAGAAAATAAAATCACTCGCATCATACGAAACAGAACCTTCTTACATGACGCGTTATAGTACTCCTACCACTGCCCTAGAGCGGTTGGCAGGAGTTGAACAGGGCTATGGACGTTCGCGTTTAAGCCCTTTATAAACTACACCCATTCATTATTTGAATCATTGGAGTTTGCTATGGAACAGTACATTTCACCAGAAGCAGAAGGAATTTCACAGATGGCTTCTATGCCGGGAACAAACGAAGGTCCATCAATGCCGGGTACGGCTAATCCGGTACAAGGCCCACAAATGCAAGGCCCACCAATGGCAGGACCAGAAGGTGGCCCTGAGAATGGTGCTCCTGGAGGCCCAGGTCAGCCTGGTGTT